TTATATATAATTATTTTTTGTTTGTCTTGTTATGTAGCATATTTACATCAATCATTGTCTGAAACTAAAAATAAATTGGTAAGAGCAAAAGAAAAGAATAAGGAATTACAGGGAACAAAAACAAGATTGAAAAAAGTATAGTAATTAATTTTGGGGTAGTAAAGCAGAAGAACTCAAAAGAAGCCTTCTTCTCTCCGTATAGCTTTGCTGCCCTATCTTTATATAAAAAGGTGGTGATTGTTTAGTGGTCTGTAAAAGATGTGGTAAAAAATTTAATAAAAAAGGTGCAACTGAAAAAATGATCTTGCAATCTCTCTGCATATTGTGTATAATGGAATATACAAGAAAGTACCAAACAAAAATGACTTTAGAAGAATTTGCTGAAACTAAAAGAGAAAGTCATTTTAAAATGTAGAGAAGGAGATGCTAAACAATGATTAAAAGATGGGATGATGGTAGGATTAAGTTTAGTCAGAATGATAAAAGCCCAGAGGAGTGGTATAAGTTAATCTGGCATAAAGGATCACCAGTTTACAGGAGAGATAAAGAAAATATTTTAATTCAAGTAGGTAGTATGGGTGTTTACTTTAATGGTAAATGGGTGAGTATTGGATATAATGACTTGGATAGGCATGTATTTAAGAAGATATTACCCATATTGAAAAGAAAATGGCAGAGTGAGTATGAGTATTTAAAAGAAAAGACTAATTATATGTATTATGTGGAAAACAATATTGATTATACTTTTGAGCGTTTTTGTCATTTCGATATTTATAAACCTGTTAACTTTAAATCAGTCTATGAGGTATTGGAGGAAGATAGAAATGGAAATTAAATTTACAAATTTAACAATAGTCACTTATTATGAGGATGGAGGGTTAATTTATCTACCTAATTTTATGAGAACTTATATTGATAATCTTAATGACTATGACACTAAAATAGCAGATGAAATTATTTATGTTACTGAGGATTATGTTGCTTATGCTGATGCTAAATTAGAGTTTACACCTGAAAGCAAGCAGGGAAAAGAAAGATTTAAATACAATCAAGAATATATGAAAGGCAATACTCATTATCCTAATGTTTTTTGTGCTGTTGAAGTGTCTAATATTAGAAGAAAAGAGTATTTTGATAATCCTGACCCCATTGAGGGAACAGAGAAGATAGCAGCAGGAATCAAAATGGTTCAGCAATATAATGATTATGTTGATTATTGTGAAGATGATGTCAAAAAAGGAGATATGTTTAGACCTAATTGGGTTTAAAAATAATCTAAAAAGGGTGATGATTGTGGCAGTCAAAAGATGGGATAGTGGATACCTTCTTATTAGAGATAGAAGTGGGATGCAGCTTATTAATCAAAATATGGAACACAGAGACAACGAACCTTATGGGCATATACATAGCATTAAACACATTAGTTATGCTAAAAGTTTAGTGGAGGATGCAGAGAGCAACACAGTCCCACGAGATAGGTCTATTAAACATCTTCAAGACTTAAAAAGGATTACATCTGATAGAAGGTTAAGAAAAGAACTAGAACATTTAATCAATGTTAAAATAGATAAGGCTAAAAGTTGTGATTATTATAATGTCCAATAATGGGGTGACTAAATGACAGATAGAGAAAAGAGAGTAATAAGGGAATATATAGCGAGAAACTACCCTCAACACTTAAATGGTATGGATAATGGTTGGCTAGGCTTTCATTACATAGACGAGTTTAATGGTGGTTATCATATATTCGCACACTGCGACACTGGCAGTCCCGATTTAATTGGGACTGTTTTGTTTTAGAAAGGGGTAAAAAATGGATATTTTATTATGGGCAGGATCAGCTATTTTATCTTTAGGTCTTTCTTTTATTATTTCAACTATATTTTTAGATGTATTTTTAAAGTGGGATTACAATGATCCAGGAGAGAGGATTTGGGTTTCTTTAACTCTGTGGGGTTTATTATTATCAGTTTTGATTGTTATTTTTATGGGATTATTTCAATCATTAATATTTAAGGTGATTATATGAAATTAGATATGAGAATGTTGACAAAACTACAAAAAATAAAGAAAGATGATGATATTAAATTAGTTTTTATATCTCATCCTTTTTCAGATGATCCTAAAAAGAATAGAAAATTGGTGGATAAAATTTGTAAAGACATAACTAATAAGCACCCAGATATTCTTCCTATTTCTCCCCTTCATTTATTTGGGTTTTTAGAGAAAGACGGTAAATATAGAGATAAGATAATGGAGGTTTGTTATCTTTTAATTGCCCTGACTGATGAAACCTGGATATACATATATGACCAGAGTAAAACAACGGGGCAGGTATTAGAGAATAATTTTGCAATAAATTTAGGTACTAAGAATGTTAAATATATAAGAGGTGATTGATCAGGAGGTGAGAATGTGGCAAGAAAATCATATAATTGGGAGGAAATAAGGACTAAGTGGGAAACAGGTAAGTACACAATGCAGGACTTAGCTGACGAATATGGGTTTAGTGCTAGAACAGGGTATAAAAAATCATCTGCTGAGGATTGGCAGAAAGGTAGAACAGAACATAAATTGCAGAACATGTTAGAGGAAAAGATATTAGATAATGAAGCACAGGTAAGAAAACAGACAAGACTTGAATACTATATGATATTTAGCCAACTTAGAGAGAAGATAGCAGACGAAGCATTGAATAAGGAAAATCCAGATAAGGGTAGAATAAAAACATTAAAACTTGCTATGGAAGCATTGAGTGGTTGCAAGAAGGCAGAATGGGACATACTGATGTTAGAACAAAACTTAAAGAACTTTAGTGCTAAATATAGACTAGAGAAACGAGAGGTAGTGGAAGTATTAGTAGATAACCCTAATTTAAGAAATAGTCTAAAAGAACTTTACAGAAAATCAAAAGGAAGCAATAGAGATCAAGTCATAGATATAACAAAAATGGCAGAAAAGGAAGATGAAAAAGAAACTGTAAAGGTAAGGAAGTGATAGTTTTGGATAATGAATTAAGGTTTGATAGTTATGAGGGGGTTGTTTATATTGAAAACTTAGGTGAAATAAGAGATGTTGATTATGTAGAAGGAGTGTTTTTAGCAAAGGAGGGGCAGAATGATAGAGAAGCTGTATTCTTTGAAGAAGAAGCCATGTATTAACCCCACTAATGTTAGACTAATGGCAGTGGAGTATCTAAATGAACACACTAAAATGGTGATGAGTTCGTCTAAAACATATGTTGTGACTAAGGCAGATAATCAGATATTTGCAACTGAATTAGAAGAAGATGTCAGTTTAGAGATGCCTTTATTCAAGACCAGATTTTATTATGGGTATAAAGTGGTTGTAGATGAATATAGTAATGGAGATTTACTTTTAGTGTTAAGAGAGTATTCAAATACTAGAATTAGAATGAATGAAACTATTTTAAAAAGACATAAAAATTAATTCGACTTTGGAAAAGAAGTGAGTGAGTTTGATATATGGAAAAAACATAAAAAGGGAGAGATGTAATGAATTATATTTTATTAGGTAGTCAGCATTTTCTATCAATGATAAGTGCGACAATATTAGTTCCATTATTAACGGGTATGCCTGTTAGTGTTGCTTTGTTTACCTCTGGGGTAGGTACAATAATCTTTCATAAGCTAACTAAGGATAAAGTGCCTGCTTATTTAGGTAGCAGTTTTGCTTTTATAGCCCCTTTAGCTTACATAGTGGCTAATCAGGGGATAAGGAGTGCAGCAGGTGGTGTTATTTTTGCAGGTTTGATTTATTTAATATTTAGCAGATTCATAAAAAAGATAAATTTAAAAAGATATTTACCTCCTGTAGTGGTTGCACCTATCATAATGTTAATAGGTCTATCGTTAGCACCTGTAGCAATAGAACAAGCACAGACAAATATACTAATATCAGTGTTTACTTTAGTAGTAGCAATAGCAATAGCAATTTTTGCTAAAGGTTTCTTTAAGTTGGTGCCTGTGATGGGAGGAATAATAGCAGGTTATTTTCTAGCAGTTATGTTGGGGGCAGTTGATTTTAGTCCGATAGCATCAGCAGAGATCATTGGTTTCCCTAAATTCTTTTTACCTAACTTTAATTTAACAGCAATTAGTGTGATAGCACCAGTTGCTTTAGTGACTATGGTAGAGCATATAGGAGATATATTAGCAATAGAAAACACAATTAAAGAAGATATAGTAGGAGAGGTTGGTTTGAACAAAACTTTACAGGGGGATGGAGTTGCAACAATGTTTGCAGGACTATTAGGAGGAGTTCCTAACACTACTTATGGTGAAAACACAGCAGTCTTAGCTTTAACTAAAGTATATGATGCTAGAGTGGTTAAGATAGGGGCTATTATTGCTATAATTTTAAGTTTCCTACCTAAAGCAAGTGCTTTTATCTTCACAGTACCAGAAGCAGTGTTGGGTGGAATAAGCATTTTATTATTCGGAATGATCACAGCAATAGGTTTAAGGACATTAGTAGAGAGCAACACAGACTTAAATGAACAGAGAAATTTAATAATAATCAGTGTTATTTTAGTAATAGGTTTAGGTGGGGCAGTCTTTAATGTGGGATTTGAAGTGTCAGAGTTAGCAGCAGCAACAATAATTGGTATTTTACTTAATATAGTTTTACCTGAATAAGTTTATGAGAGCATACGATAATAGTAATCGACCAAACTCCAAATTTGGTTATGGGGGTGCAATTCCCTCTGCTCTTGCCATACATATATAAAAGAAAAACAGGAGGTGAAAGAATGAAAGGAACAGTAAAATGGTTTAACACAAAAAGAGGATTTGGCTTCATTGAACAAGATGCAGAAGGCGAAGATGTGTTTGTACATTACTCTGAAATTAATGAAGGGGGATTCAAAGATTTAGCAGACGGAGAAAAGGTGACCTTTGATGTTGAAGAAACAGAAAAGGGACTAAATGCAAAGAATGTAATTAAACTTTAAAGATACTAAGAGAGCAGGTGTATCCTGTTCTCTTTCTTTATAAATATACAAAAGAGGAGGTTGTTATATGTCTAAGAAAGAAGTTGAATTAATGAGAGAAGTAGTCCCAGAAGAACAGAAGATATATTTTGATTCATTAGCAGAGTTAGATTATGAGTTTTATACTGAATATATTAACGAAGGGTATAGACATGGAGAACATACTGAATATATTTGCAAGAAATTGCAAGAAGCAATAGAACAAAAAGGAGCAAAAAGATTAATTGTAACTATGCCACCACAGCATAGTAAATCTTTCACTATAACAGAAACCTTTCCTAGTTTCTTTTTAGGGAGAAATCCAACTAAAAATGTGATTGGAGTTGGTTATTCTGATGATTTTGCAGAAAAATTTGGTAGAAGAAATAAAGAAAAGATAAAAGATTTTGGAGCAGAGATATTTGATGCCCACCTTAGCAGCAAACAAGCACACAAAGATTGGGAATTAGAAAAAGGTGGGGGTATGATAAGTTCAGGAGTTGGAGGTCAAATTACTGGTAAACGAGCTGACTTGATGATAATTGATGACCCAATAAAAAATAGAAAAGAAGCGAACAGTAAGAGATACAGAGATACCCTATGGGAAGAATGGGAAAGCACATTATCAACAAGGCTTGCAGAAGATGCTATAGTTATATTAGTTTTAACTAGGTGGCATGAGGATGATTTAGCAGGCAGATTTTTGGAGAGATTTGGTGATGATTGGGAACTGTTAAATTTCCCTGCATTGAGTGAAGGCAAAGACACAGACTTATTAAGTAGACCAGAGGACACAGCTTTATGGGAGGATCAATATAGCACAGAATATCTCAAAAAAAGAAGAAAAGAATTAAGTGCAAAAGCATGGAACTCTCTTTATATGGGCAGTCCTAATATTGAAGAAGGTAACCAGTTTAAATCTACATACTTTAGATACTTTAGAGAAAATGATGACAGAAATGCCTTTATCCTGGAAAGACCAGAAGGCAAGAAAGTCATACTTAAAGAAAAATGTGTTTGTTTCCAAACAGTTGACAGTAGTTTTAAAGTTAAAACTAGAAATGACTATACCGTTATTAGTACATGGTATTTAACACCAAATAATGATCTATTACTTTATGATGTATATAGAGATAAAATTCCAGTTCCAGATTTATGGTCAACTTTAGATAATGTTATGGATAGATTTAATCCTTCTAAAGTGTTTGTAGAGGACAGAGCAAGTGGTACAGGATTAATCCAGACAGCAAAGAGAGAGGGCAGACCAGTTATTCCAATTCCTGCTGAAAGCGATAAAATTACTAGGTCATTTAACATCAGCACATTCTATGAGAATAGGGCAGTTTACCATAAAGCAGAAACAAATTGGGTAGCAGACTTTGAAGATGAGTTAAACACCTTCCCAGAAGGAACAAATGATGACCAGGTTGATACAGCTAGTATTGCAGGTATAGTAGTGTCAAGAGGAATGATTAGAGCAAGCAACAGTAATAGAGGATTCGTACACACAACTTAAAGGAGTTGATATGAGTGAGTAAAGATAGGGGAGAACCTTTTGCAATAGTAACAGATGATGACATAATAACAAGTGATGTATATAAACAATATTCAATGAAACAGGAGGATAGAGATACCAGCCCAACAAGCCAGTTAGGTGATGATTTATTCACAGGTCAGTATGGGAATAGAAATATAGTTAAACCTTTATATAATCCTAGTCAGTTGGCAGGGTTGTTAGAGATAAACACTTATCATAATAGATGTGTGAGGACAAAAGCACATGATATAACAGGTAATGGTTATAAATTAAAGAAAACAACAGAAAACCCAGACGAAGGTGAGAAAAAGAGATTAAAAGAGTTTTTTGATACTCAATTTCCTCCTTTAGAAGATATATTAAGTAAAGGTGAAATAGATTATGGAGGTTTGGGTTATAGTTTTTATGAGTTAGTGAAAGAGGGCAATATGCACAATACAGTTTATAAATACATGAACCATGCTCCTGCTCATACCATTAGAACTATTAGAGATAAAACAGGTGGAGAAGTAATGAAGTTTGTTCAGAAAAGAGCAGGTAAATTTGTATATTTTAAGCACCCATTTTTAGAAAAAGATGTACATAAAGAAACAGGGAAAGAATACCCACCAGGAGAGTTAAAACCAGAAGAACGAGCAAATGATATGATTATGATGAAAAACTACACCCCTAGAAGTGATTACTATGGTATTCCTGATATAATTAACGCTTTGGGTGCTATCTGGGGCAACTTAGCACAACAAAGTTATAATAATGAGTTCTTTAAGAATCATGGTGTTCCTCAATACGCAGTGTATATCACAGGTGATTATGATTTAGAGACAGATGAAGAAGGAAAACCAAAAGTAGTAACTGCAATAGAAGAAAGCCTTGCTAAAGTAAGAAAGAACCCACACAGCAGTTTAGTTTTTGGTATTCCTAGCAATACATCTGGTATGGGAGAGAATGTTAAAGTTACTTTTGAGCCTTTAGCAGTAGAAACCAAAGATGCCAGTTTTAGAATGTTTAGAAAAGATAATAGAGATGAAGTAATTGTTGCACACGCTGTGCCTGGTAATAGAATAGGTATTGGTGATGTTCAAAGTCTGGGTGGAGATACAGCTTATGAAACTAATAGAATTTATAAAGAGAGTGTATTAAACCCTAGACAGAAAGAGATAGAGGATTACATTAATAGATATATTGTAAAGCATAACTTTGGTATTGAAGATTGGGAGTTTAAACTAAACTCTATTGATGTTGACAGTATTGAGAAAGATACAGAAGTTTTAGGTTTTCTCTTTAAGAATGGTGCAGCAACACCTAATGATCTTATTAGAAATTTAGGGGAAGATTATGGTATTCAACCTTCCGACAATGAAGATATGAATAAATACTACATAAATGGGCAACCAGTGGATAAGATTAATTCTGAACAACCTGCTCCTAGTTTTAATAGTATAGAGAAGGCAGAAGATAAAGATGTAGAGAGTTTTACTGCTATGCTAAAGAACAGATTGAACAAGAAAAGAGGGTAGAGATATGATTATAACACCGGGAGATATAGATTATTTTAACCTAATTGTGAAAATGACAGCAGAACAAAGAAATGCAGAAAGAGAGTTAACAGGTGAATTGCAGGGTCTTTTTGACCCTGTTTTTGATGATATAGAAGGATTAGTAGAGAGAGAAGGGGTGCAAAACTCTAACAATATTAATAGAACAATTGAACAGAGAATGGGAGATTTATTAGATGAATATAGAGATGAATTGCTTAAATATGGAGGAATTGTTGCTGCTATAGGAGCAGGTCAGACAATATCCAATTTACAGCAATTAGGAATGGATGTTGGTTTAGTTGATGTTCAGGATAGAGTAGAAAGTCAATTACAAAGCACAGTTTTTGAAGCAAGTCAGCAAACTTTAGATAGAATGACAGGGGATATAACAAAAATAGTAAGTAATGCAGGAAAAGAGGGCTTATCTGCTAATGAATTAAGAGAGAATTTAAGAAGTAAATTTAATAACATGAGTGATTATGAATTACAAAGGATAGCAGAAACAGAGCTACATTCTTATAATGAATTAAGTTCTTTTGAATCAGAGAAAGAGATAGGAATAGAATATCACCAATGGATAACAGAAGAAGATGAAGCAGTAAGAGGTAATAGTCCTTATGACATAGCAGATCATGTTTCTTTGCATGGTCAGATAGTTAAAGTTGGTGATCCTTTCAGTAATGGGCTGCAATATCCAGGAGATAAAGCAGGAGCACCAGAGGATATAATCAGATGTCGTTGCGATCTTTTTCCTTACATTATGCCTAGAAACAAGATGGCACCAGTTGGGCAACCATATTTTTATGAAGAAGATTTATTAGATAGAATATAAGGGGGAATTTAATGAAGTGGAAACAGTTAAAGCATAAACCAGAAACTTTAGTTGATATGGTTAACGAATTAGGGACAAGAGGTGTGGGTGATAGATTTAATAAGAATAAGGATACCATAAATCATTGGCTAAAGAAATATGGTTATGAATATGATCCTAGCACACATAAATGGGGAAAAGAAGGGGAAACAGAGGAAGAAGAAGTGGACTTAGATGAGTTTGAGGAATATCTTAACCAAAAAGGCAAAGCTAAAGTATCTAAAACAGAAAACGGTTATAAGATTAATAAAGATAATGCAGAAGTGGATTTATCCAAAGAGGAATTAAAACAAATATATTATGATTATTGTGAGTTGGGGATCACAAAGAAAGAAACAGCAGTTAAAAATGGTTTTATTCTTGATGATTTAGAACTTATACTTAAAACATTTGGAATAGTACATAAAGAATTGCCAGTGACAGAAGAAGAAATACTTGAAAAAGATCCTAAACAAATAGTGCAGCAAATAATTCAGAACAAAAAGAGAAAGATTAAAGAAATGAAACCTGCTGAGGAAATGAGGTATCTAAGAAAGTTAGCAGATAAGCACTTAAAAGATGACTACTACACAGACAGAGTTATAGAGGAAATGAAAAAAGATTTAAGAACAATAAAGATAGAGTTGGATGATTTAGAGATTACATATAGTAAAGAAGATAATGTTTTAGTAGTAGTTTTATCTGACTGGCATTATGGTAAGAAAGTGCTAAAAGAACAACTGTTGGGGGATAATAAATACAACTCTAGTATCTTTAAAGAAAGAATAGATAAATACAGAAAGAAGATAATAGAAGAAATAAAATTAAGAAACCCACAAAAAGTAATTATTGTTAATTTAGGGGATATAGCTGATGATCCACAGAGCAGAACTTATCCAGGACAAGTACATAATCAAGATGTAACAGGAGAAAAACAGGTTTTACAATGTGCTAAACATTTAACAGAGTTTATTTTAGGAATTAGAAAACATCATGATAAAGTAGAAGTTTATGGTGTAACAGGTAACCATAGTGATGATACTTTAAATGCTGATGCTTTAATCTTAGGCATTACAGGTGGTTGGTTAGAAGGGACAGATATATTAGTAGATACTAAAAAGAGAGATTTTAAAGTGGTTAAACTATTGAACAGTAATTTAGTCTTTACTCATGGGAACAATTTAAGAGGAGGAACAAATACTAAAGAGAATGACATTCTTAATATCATTCACGCTTTAAATCTACAGGGTAAAAATACCTACATTATTAATGGACACCTGCACCATGAAAGTGGGGAAGGGGTTAATTATGAGAGAAAAGGGGTTCCTTCTTTAGTGGGTAATGACAATTATAGTCAGAACCAATTAAATGTGTCTTCAAGACCTGCCCAAATGTTCTTTTTAATAGACAGAGATGGAATGACAGGTAGAAATAAAGTTTATTTTGATTAAATGACAATTATTTACAAAAACTAGTTCAATAATAGTTATCGTTGTTGTATATTACTAGTAGAAAGGTATTTTTTTGCCTAGCTGGATATATTATATCACATAAAAAGTAAGGAGGTGTTTTTGTGCCTTTTGGTGATTTCACAGATTTTGAAGATTATGTAGAAACAATAATGGAAGAACAAGATGTGACAGAAGAAGAAGCACAGGCAATCTGTGCAGAGACACATTATGAAGAAACAGGAGAATATCCGTCAGAAAAAGGAGGTGAAGATGTGGCTTTACTTGAAAAAGAATGTGTGGAGTTAGTTCTTTCCGAATTAGAATATAAAGTTTGGGATGAATTTGACAAATACTCATCTGACATGAATGAAGATGATTTTGATACCTATAAAGTGTCAACTTTTATGAATGTTGGAGAAGATAATAAAAACTATATTGTTTTTGTTAATATGGTAACTGATAAACTATATCGTGCAGAGTTTGAAGTTGGTGAGGATACTGAAATCACATTTGGGGAGAAAGAGGAAGTTGAAGAAGGGTACATCCTTAAAAATATTGAAGATGTAACTCTAAAACAGGTAGTCAATAAAGAAGTTGATCCTGTATCTGAGATATTCATGATCAAGAATATTACAGGTAAATATCCTCAGATTAATGTGAGTAAGAAAAGCAAAGAGATTAGGGGCACTATCTTAAAGCAGGAAGATGAAGAAGAAAAAATGATTGTTTCTGGTGCTGTATTAATCCCAGATGAGGAAGATACAGATGGTGATGTAATCAGCAAAGAGAAGATAGAAGAAGTTGCTCACGAATGGATGCTAAATTATAGAAATGTTGATTTACAGCATACTCTTAATAATGTAGCTTATCCAGTAGAGAGTTATCTACTTAAAGAAACTAAAGAAGTTACTAGTCTTGATGGGCAAGTAATGGAGTTGCCTGCTGGTACATGGATGGTATCTGTTAAAGTTGATGATGATGATACATGGGAAGCAATTAAAGATGGTAGAATGAGAGGGTTCTCTATCATGGGAGTACCTAAAGAAAACATAGGCAGCGTAATTAAGTCTGAATCTGCTTTAAAAAGAACAACTTTAGCTGATATTGAAGATTCTGGTAGAGATTGGACAGTTCCATTTTTTAGTATTGTTGATGAGCCTGCTGTTCCTAAAGGTAGGATTGTTAGTATAAAAAGCAAAGAGAAAGAAGATAAAGGTTTTTGGCAGACACTCAAAAGTATTTTTATTACTGATAAAAGTGAAGAAGATACTGAAATCGAGGAAGAAGAAGTAAATACAGAGAACTCTGAAAAAGGGGGTGCAGATATGGATAAAGAGCAATTAACTGAAATTCTCAAAGAATTTAAAGAAGAACTACTTTCTGATGTAGATGAAAAACTGGAATCAGTTAAGTCTGAGGAGGTTGAAGAAGAAGTAGAAAAAGAGGTAGAAGAAGAAGTCGAGGAAGTAGAGGAAGAAGAAGTAGAAAAATCAGAAGAAAAAGAAAAAGAGGGAGAAGTAGAGAAAGCAGAAGAAGAAACTGAGGAAGAAGATGAGGAAGAAGAAGTTGAGGAAGAAGATGAAACTCTTAAAGAATTAAGATCCGAACTTACAGAGTTAAGAGAAGAAAACTCCTCCCTTAAAGAGTTTAAAACAGAGGTTGAGAAGAAATTTGTAACTAGAAAGAGTAACCAACCAGAAGGACAGGATGACGAAGAAAAAACACAGAGAACAGAGAAATCAAGACAAGCAGAATTAGGCAGAGATGCTTTTGGTAGAAAAAGAAGTAGAAAATAATAAAACTAATTAAAGGAGTGATTACATAATGGATAACAAGAAAGCGTTAGAAGAAATTCAAAAAAGTGTTGAAAAAAGTGTAACTAACATTACACAGTTGGGGGATAGTGTTCTTGTCGCACAGCAGTTTGATAGTTTTGTAAGAGAGATGCAGGAAGAAGCTAATATTTTAGGTGCTGCTAGATTCCAAAGAATGGATTCACCTAAGATGAACATTGATAGAATTGCATTTTTAGATAGAGTATTAGAAAAAGGTGTAGAAGGCACAGAAAGTGATAAAACTGCACCTACTACAAGCACTAATACTTTACTTGCTAATGAATTAATGGCAATTGCACCTATCACTGACCAGGCATTAAGAAGAAATATTGAAAGAGGAAACCTAGAAGATACTATTGTTCAATTACTAGGTGAAGCTGCTGGTAGAGATATGGAAGAATATGGTATTTTTGCTAGTACAGACTTTGATTCTACATTATATAATGATGAAGGCTGGTCTCCAATTGATATGACAGATGGTTGGATTAAGAAAGCAGGTAACAAACTTTATAATTCTGCTTTTGATGACACAGCAGACAACTATCCTGAAAATCTATTCCAGTCTATGCTTAATGCTCTACCTAAGAAGTATCTAAGAAATAGAGCAGATTGGAGATTTTATGTTCCATTTGCTATTGAGGATGCTTACAGAGATTTACTCAAAGCAAGAGGTACAAACTTAGGAGATGCTATTCAAGTGGGTAATGACGCTGTATATTACAAAGGTATTCCTGTAGTATATAGTCCAATGCTTGAAAGATATAATGCAACTACAGCTATGCTGCAAAACCCAGATAACATGGTTTGGGGTATCTTCCACGAGGTTACTCTTGAAGCTGAAAGAGAAGCTAAGTTAAGACAAACAGACTTCGTATTAACCTTTGAAGGAGATGCAGGTTACGAAGATGAAAATGCTGTTGTTACAGCACAAGACATTGATGAAACTGATGATGCAGAAAGCACTGATCCAGGAGTAGCAGGAGCACATCCATTAGCAGGCTAAATAGAATATAATAGAATACTAGGGCAGGTGTAATCCTGCCCTTTTTTATTTTATCAAAAAAGAGGGGGAATAAAATGCCTAAGTTAATAATTAAAAATAAAACTAATAATGAAATCAAGAGAGCAAATAAATCATTTGCTCCTAAAGAAGAAAGAGAAGTTTTTGTTAATAAATATAAAGTAGCAGTGATTGATTCTTGTGTCGGCTTAAAATGGGAATATGCAGACCCACTGATGGTTGTTGATTTTGAACATATTGAAGATTATACAGCGAGAGAATTAAAAGAATATGCCAGGAGAGCCGAGATTAAAAATTACTCAACAATGCTTAAAGATGATTTGATAGAAAAATTAGAGATAAAGAAGGGGATTAAACAACCTAACCAAAAAGTAGAAGATGTGGATGAGGTGGAAGAAGATGAAGCTGACGATACAGAATAAGAATAAGTATAGTGTTGGATTTAAGGGTAGATACTATCCTAAACTAAGTCAGAAAACATTTGTAGGTACTATTGATAACCTAAATGATTTTCTTAGTAATGATGATTTAACTGTTGCAGCAGTTGATAAAATTAATTACAGCTTGAATTTAACTGATTTACAAAAAATAGCAAAGATAAATGGGGTTGTTTACTCTGGACTAACTAAAGAAGAATTAAAAAGGGCACTGAAAGAGGAGGATAAACCTAAAGAAGTAGGTGATGAATAATGCCTTTTTATGGTAAGGTAGAAGATGCAAAAATAAGAAGTGGTATTGAGTTTGCTGAGCTTGGTTTTGATACAGAATCAGAATTTGATACTTATGTAGAAGGATTACTTGTTAAAGCTAAAGAGTACATTGATTTCTACACTAATAATGAGTTTAGTGTTGACCCTGTAGAGAGAAGTGTGATGGTTGATGACATAGCAGAAAGAATTGCTAGTAGAATGTTAAATATAGCAGTTAGAGATCAAACCAATCAATATATAGAGGTTAATGATTTTAATGCTCAATTAGTAGATGATGTAGTTGTTACTAAAGGTATTAAAGCAGACCTTGAATTATTACCTACTGGAAATGCTAAGGATTCAACAAGGGGGACAATTTATACAGGTGTAGTTACTGATCAAGATGACTTTGATTTTTATGTGGATGCTGATTAACTATGCCCAAAGAAGATTTACAAATAGAAGTCGATTTATCAGACTTAGAAGGACTTAAAAAAGATGCAAGTGCAGCTAGTAATTATGCTTTAGATAGATATACAGACAATTTACTAAATGTTGTCAAGGAAGAAATGCCAAAGAAATCAGGGCAGATGATAAGCAAAGTAGGTAAGTGGGAACAGGATAATACCACATTTGCTATAGGTAGTGATGTTTTTTATAGATGGTGGGTACATGATGGTACTGGTATCTATGGAGAAACAGGGCAGCCGATAACTCCTGTGACAGCAAAGTTTTTAAGATTTGAATGGCATGGGGAGATTATCTATACTAAAAGTGTTAGAGGTCAAAAACCCAACCCTTACTATGATAGAGCAATCGAAAGTGAGAAAGACACAATAAGTAAATATATTGGTGAAGCATTGAAGAAATTTATGTAAGGTGGTGTAAAATGTTACATAAAAAATTATCTAATATAGAAGATACTATTTTAGATATGATCCAGACTGTTGATTATTCAGCAATCAGTCCTAAATTGAATAATATTACATTTCTAAAAGGCAGAAGGGAGAAGGGGGCAAAAATAAAACCACCTTTAATTGCTGTTTATTTAGATAGTGCTAATATAACACATGCAGGAATGAGCAACCACGAGGAGTGGCAAGTGCCTGTGGTTATTATAGGACTGGTTATTGATAAAAATGCTAATGATGGTAGAGAATTATCAACTGAAATGGTGATGAAAGCAAGAGATGAATTAATAAAAGATAGAAGTATCAGAGGTAAAGTTAGAGATGTAGTAGGCACTGGTTTTACAATGGGAGACGAAAGAGGAGAAGTCGGAAGAAATGCTTTTGGTGCTGGGGCAGAACTAGAATTAAGATTTAGATACAGACCAGAGTTAAACTAATTAATTAAAGGGGTGAGTATATAATGGAAGAAAAGGTTTTAAGATATGCAAGAATTGCTCTTGAAGATGAATATGGGGCTAAAGTAGATGCAACCACTGATGAAGAACAATTTATAGATATAGATATTGCCAGTGCTGGTTTAGATGCACCTAGCGACCCTGTATTGAGATATGAGGGTGGATTAAGTAGAAGTGTTCATACTAGCAGACCAGGTGCTTATATACCAGAAGGTGATTTAGAGTATGCTTTTGATATTCATACAATAGCACATTTACTCTATCTTGCTTTAGGTAATATTAATCAAACCAATGCAGGAACAATGACAATTACTTCTGACCCAGAAGGGGATTATGTTGATGGTAGCACAGAGGACGAATTATTTGTGCACGAGTTTACACCAACAAGACACTCACTAACATTACCTAGTGCAACAATTAATGTAGGTAAAGACCACTTTGAGCAGGTTTTTCAAGGTTGTGTAATCAACAGTTTAAGTTTTGAATTAGATGATGATTTTGCTTTTGTGACTATTGATGTTTCAGCACAAAAAGACAGTAAAGAATCAATACAAGCTATTGAGGATTTACATTTATCAACAGCCTACCCTGTTGCTTTTTATGAAACAGCAGTACAGATTGGGGTTAAGGGTGGAGAGCAAACACAGGTATTTGAAGTAGAAAGTCTATCCTTAGAGATTACTAATAACATTGATGCTGATGTGGGTGTTGTTTTAGGTAGCAGGTATCCTCAGAGAATAGTTGCAGGTGATTTTGAGGTCACAGCATCTATGGATATGGCGTTTGATAGCAGCGAACAGTTAGAGCACTTCTGGGGTGCTGTAGATGCACCAGATGATGATGCTCAGGATGTTATGAATATTAACTTTATCTTTAGTTCTGCTCCTTATACAACAGAAATAGATGTAGAGAGCACACCAACAGATGTTGAAATTAGAGGTGCTGAGTTAGACCTGCACTTACCTAATGTTCTATACGAAACAGTTAATATTCAACCTTCTGGTAGAGATAGATTAACCCAGACTGTTGATGCTAGAGCATATTATGATGCAGATGCTCAGTATGAAATTATCGCAACATTGAAGAATGATGTTGATTATATCACAGATTTTACAGGTTTCACAGCGTAACATAATTAATAAGGAGGAATAAACAAATGGCATTAACTAAACAGGATATTCTAAAATCAGTGGAAGATAGTAAAGAAGTAGAAATTAAATCTTTAGGTGGAGAAGTGTTGATTAGACCTCTTAGAGATGCAGAATACAGTGAGATACAGGACAAAATTCTTGGTGGGATTAAAGCAACTAAATCTATTGACCCCTCTAAGTTGAAAGAAGTTAAAAATGCTGATTCAGACAAGGCTAAAACAGAGATGTTACAGAATTTAGGTCTTGATATAGATGTGGCTAAGGTACAAAAATTAGAAAAAGAGAGCACATACTTAGCTTGCAAATATGGATTAAGTGTTGGTGACGAAGAATGGTCAATGGAAGATGTAGGAAAATTACCACCAGGAGTTCCTAAAGAAATATCAGAAGCAGTTTTTGAATATACTGGTGTAGATAAATTGGATGAGGTAAAGAAATTTCGTAGAGGAAAGTAATTCCCTATATTACAGACTGCATGAAAAAGGATATTCCTTTGGGGAGATGAAAGATTTAACTCCCCTCCAAATGCAGTATTTGGTGATCTCAATTAATAAAGAAGCAGAAGAAATGGAGAATGAGAAAAATAATTTTGATAGTGGTAATATGAGAAAAGGTAAAACACCAAATATAGCAAAAAAGGGAATAAGAAATCAAATGAAGGAAAAAATAAAACAAAGGGGGCAGTAAGATGTCCAGAGCAGTCGATATTTTAATAAATGGAGTTGATAACTTCTCAAAGACAGCAGAAGATGCTGAAAAATCAGGACAGCAGTTGGCTAAAGAACTGGATAGTGCCTTTAATAAAGTAGCACTAGCAGTCTTAGGGGCAACTACTGCCCTTGAAGTTATGAACAGAGAACAAAGAGGAATGAGAGAAACCTTAGAAAGAACTGCTTATTTTTTAGATACAAATTCAGAAAGTTTAAGAGAGTTAGCAGTTAATATTGCTAATGTTACTAGACCAACCAGTGATGTTGTAAAAGGTTTTAGAGCATTAATGCAGAGAGGTATTCAAAATGAAGAACATCTGGCAAGACTTGCTATTCAGTATGACACTTTAGCAGATGCTATGGGTGAAAATATGTTACCTGTTCTTGAGCAGGTAATCCCTATGTTTGCTGCTTTTGGTGACAATGCTGGTGGTGTTGAGAGATATGGAGATAAATTAGTACATACTTTTGAAGCAACCTCTCTTGAATTAGCAGATTTTAACAGAGTAATGAGAAGATCAAGAATATATTTAACCAATATGGGCTTAACTATGGATGATGCTATAGCAGTGCTATATGGTTTAGGTGAAAGTTCTAAGAACTCTGCTCAGGCTATGTACACTCTACAGAGAGCAGCAAGAAGGGCAGATGGGGATTTTGATAAGTTCCTAGAGATAGCAGGATTAACCAAAGAAGAATTAGGCGAATATAAAGAGATACTAGAAGACACAGAAGGAACAATGAATGATTTTGCCGATATTCATGCAGACAGCTATACCCCAATACAAAAATTATTGAGTATTGTAGAAAGATTAAAATTAAGATATGGAGAAACAATAGAGACTTTAGGATCATTAATGACAGTGATTGGTGTAGTTGTTGGGGGTATATGGGTTTTATCAACATTAACTAACAGTCTAGCAACTAATGTGTGGTTAGCACATAAAGCCTTTGTAGCTTTAGCAGGTCTTATGTCAACTTCTTTAGCAGTTGTTCTTGGGTGGACAGCAGGTATTATTGCTCTAGTAGGAGGATTCACTTATCTTGCTGAAACAATGACTGATGATATAGCAGTAATGGAAAGAAGTATGGAGAGATTAGAAGGTACAATAGATTCAGTCTCTAAAATAATAGCTGGTGAATTAGGGGACAGTTGGGAAAGTATAGCAGATGTGCCCGAACAAGTTATTGATCAATGGGAAGATAACATTAAAAAAGGTTTAGATATTGATGTGGATATAAGAGAAAATTTTGATACTTTTGAGAGTTTAAAATCATTTTTAGAGCAGGGTGTTGCTGATTTAGAAATAGAGATAATGAACACTGATGATGTTGGAGGAGTTATATCACAAGCAATCACCAGTGGTTTAGAAAAAGTTAAACCTGCTGTATATAATGCAATTAATGGTTTAGAGGAATGGTTGTTTGATTCCTTAGAAGCTATGGATTTTGAAGCCTTTGATGGAAAAATGGGTGAGTTGCTAGATGGGTTAGGCATAGAAACAACCCTGACTGTTGGGTTGACAGTGGAAGATATAGACAAAATATTATCAGAGGTAGAGAGAAAACTAAAAAATGTAGATGAGCAACTTGAAGCAGGTCTGTTAGGTAGTCAATTTGAGGTTCTTCAAGGATATGCAGAAGCAACTAAGTCTGGATTAGAGGAACTACTTAATGGTGGTTTAGAACCTACTTCTGAGGAAGTGCAGAAACTATTTAATGATTTTGTTGAGTTCACTTCTCAAATGAATAATGGAGCAGAAAAAGCAGAATATATGAACGAAGCATTTATTGGTTTATTAGATAGTGGTATTACACCCAATACTAAAGGGTATGATAAACTAAAACAAGCTGTAATAGCTGCTAACAATGCTATAGATAATTCAGAACCAGACGAACAGATTAAAAAAAGAGATGAGATAATCAAAGCATACCAACAAGAAATCCAAAATATAGAAATGTTAGCAGATAAAAAAGAAGAATTAGGGCAGGAATATGATGAAGAAGGCGAAAAACTAAAAGTCTATGAAAATGCCCTTAAACAGTTAATGCCTTTATATGGTGTGTCTGAACAGCAAATAGAGAAACTAATGAGTTCAATAGAAGAATTAACAGAGGAAGAAGAAACTCTAGTACAATCAATGCAGAAAGCTAGAACAGAAATAGCACTGCTAACTAAACTAGATAATGAACTAGGTGATAGTTTAGATTTAACAAGTGATAGAACTTCAACAGCACAAAGTGCTATAGATAAGTTAACAGAAGCATGGATTGCTGGTGATATAACTATAGAAGAATTTAAAAAAGAGGTTAAATACTTTAATGATATACTAGATTCTCCTAAGGTAGATAGTTATGCTGATAGCATTGAAGAATTAAATACTCAACTTAGAAACATTAACGAAATGGAAAAAGTTGGAGTATTAGATGAAGCAGAAGCAGATCAAAGAAGATTAAATAATGTAAATAGACAAATGGAATTAATGGTAAATAACCAGGAGCATATAAATGAAGAAACAGGAAAAGTAACACAGGAATTTAAAAATTTATTATTAGAAGCAGAACTTTTAGAAGAAAGTTTGGGTAAGTCAGAGGGTCAAACAAAAGAAATGGAACATGGTTGGCGTAGAGTGTTAGATGTAATAAGTAATAATGTAAGTGCCGTTGGTGCTTTTAGAGATATGATGGCAAACATGAATGATGTAGATTTTAGTCTTAGTGACATAAAACTACCAGAAGGAATGGATTTAGGGATTAATTTTGGAGGAATAGGCGAAAAGGTGGGAAATGTGTTCTCTGATATTAGTAGTAAATTAGGTTCTTTTATTGGTGAAGCTGGTGTGTTTCTAAGTGTTATAATGCCTATGCTTGAACAATCAAAGCATTTTGACAAGGTAATGGGAACATTAGCCAGGATAATGGAGCCAGTTGTAGAGATCTTTGGTCTTATCTTAGAAGCATTGTACCCTTATATTAGAGTAATAGAAATGGTGTTAGTACCACTTTTAAAATTACAAGCTATGATACTTGAAACATTAATCTTGCCCGTTTTCAAAGCATTATTCCCTGTTATTAAGTTATTTGGCGTTGTTATTCTAAGTGTGGGAGAACTTATTGCTAATGTAGTAGGTATCTTTTCTCATAGAGCACGAGAGGTAGCAGATGAAATGGGCAAGGCAAGGCGAGATTTAATGGATTTATCATGGGATGACCTACAAGATGAACTTAAAGACACAGAAAGTGGAATGAGTAAAGTTAATGAAGAATTACATAATATCCCTAGTGGCTTTAAATTGAACTTAGAAAGATTTAGAGCAACAGCAGAAGAAATACCAGAGAGATTGAGTTCTAGTAGCACTGTGAGCAGTTTAAGTTCTAGTGATGCAAGTAGCAATAGAGTATCTGCCCAGAGTATTCAATCTGAAACTAATGATAACAGGCAAACTAACCATTATTACTATTATACATTTGAAGATGTGGACATAATGTCTGATGATCCAGAAGAAGTTTGGAGAGAATTAAAGAGAATAATGAAAAGAGAAAACTATGAAAAGACAGGAACAACATTAAGACGAGATAATAGATATGCTTAAAAGGGTAGGGTAATTCCTGCCCTCTTTTATATTATATAAGGAGGTGGGTTCATGAAACCAGATAATAGGAGACCTGCTATATTAGGTGGAAAAGCAAGAAGGGCAAAAGAAATAGATTTAACTATAGTACCAGACGGAGAAACTTATTTAGAATTAGATGAAGTAAGTCAAGGTATTTATATCGGAACTGGTGGAGATTTAACTGTAACTTTAGAACAAGATGATACTGAGGTTACTTTTGTAGGAGCAAGTGCAGGAATAACACACCCAATAAAAGCAAAGAGAATACACACATCAACCACAGCAAGTGATATTATTGTTGTATATTAAAGGTGGTGGAGTAAATGCTTAATATTAATACAATAGATATATCAGCAACAGTTGCAAGTTTATTAGAAGAAGAAGGAGACGGGTTAACCTATTCAGAAGATATGCCTATTAATTTTGTTTTTAGTTTAGAGTACGATTCTATTTTATATACTACTAATTATACTATTTATAATTCTAGTAGTGCTCTACAAGATGGGGTTAATATTTATTATACAGATCATACAGGCACACAACAATCAGATATAACAGATGTAAATGGGGAAGCCAGTTTAGATAATTTCAGAGAAGGAGAAACCTATATTGTTAAATTTAATTTAAACGGGGATATTACTAGAGTTGAACAAGTTTATAATGTGGGAGATTTAACTGATGGGATTGCTAATGCAACAATCACATTAATTGAAGGTGGAAGTAATAAAGAAGAAACAGAAACAATGAATTTAGATTATATATTTAACTTAGAATACGAGGAGGTAGTTATTTAATGAAGATAAAACAAAAAGTAGGAATATCAGGTAGAGTTGATATAGAAAAGTATAATACTAGAACAGGTGAACTTGTAGAAAAAAGAGAAGGCAAGAACATGCTCCTTAATAGTTACCTAAATGGGTATTTTGAGGAGGGGTACCCACTATTAAGTTCAGATGTGTTTAGTGCTTGTATGTTAGGGGATAGCAATACAGCAGTAGCAAGAACTCAAACAGGGGTACAGGGATCAACACTTGCTAGTAAAGCATCTAAAGCTGTGGACACTAGTTTGATTGCTCTTATGAATCGGGGTTGGGACACTAAAAATACTTTCACAGGCCATGGTGGTGATGTTTATTCAGTAAACTTCCACCCTGACCCAAACAGTAACCTAGCAATAAGTGGAAGTTATGATGACACAGCAAAAATATTTGAATATGACACCACAGCAGGAACAACAACAGAAATGGCAACTTTCACAGGTCATAATACACGTGTTTATTCAGCAAACTTCCACCCTGACCCAAACAGTAACCTAGCAATAAGTGGAAGTTTTGATGACACAGTAAAAATATTTGAATATGACACCACAGCAGGAACAACAACAGAAGTGGCAACTTTCACAGGTCATAATAGTTATGTTTCTTCAGTAAACTTCCACCCTGACCCAAACAGTAACCTAGCAATAAGTGGAAGTTGGGATAACACAGTAAAAATATTTGAAATCCTAACTGATAAAAAGAACACTATATCTGCAAACGGTGAGTGGGTATTTGAAGCAGGAGAGGGTACAGGAACAATAAGAGAAATATTTTTACAAGCAGATTTTAGTGGTTATCCCCTTTATGGCTCTGACACACCAGTAGCAAGAAAAGTAATATCACCAGAGATAGTCAAAGATGAATACCACGAAATAATACTAAAATGGACAATAGAGATAACAAAACCAGACTTAGGTTGGTCAGGCACCTTATCAGATGTTGGTATGAGTGGGGAAAATATCTCATATGAATTGACATTGGGAAACCAATCCTTAGCACAAAACACAGGATTTATAAAACCCCTATCTTGGAATATTAACCAAAATAATACTGCTGATGTATTCCTAAGAACCTTTGAGATGAATACAGAACCAACAAGTATAGAAGCAACAAAATTAACAGGAGATTATTATGAAACACAGATAGACAGAGTTAGCACTTACCAAATACTAAAAACATATACAGCTTCACAATATAAGATAGAGTACCGAGTGACACTAGATGTAGATGATAGCAACACAGCTAATATTGGAGGACTAAGGTTAGAGAATGATGGGACAGAATCCTCATTAAGAGTGCTATTTGATCCTAAATTACCTAAGACAGACACTTATAGATTACATTTTGACTTTGAATATCAACTAAACCCCAGCTAAAGGGGAGGATATAAATGCTGGAAATAATTAGACCACCCGAAGATAATATGAAAGTGGAGATAGCAGAAGAAGGACTGACAGAAGAATTTAAACCAATAGAAGAAATGGGCAGACTAAGATCATGGAGGATACAGTCTGCCCCTCTTACTAAACAGGAGTATATTGAATTAAAAAATGAATTGGAGAAGCCAGGTTTTTTAAGGGTAACAGGTAAGTTTTTACACCCTAATCAGGAAAAAGTTTTATACTTAAAAGTAAAATCAGAAATTATCAGTTTAAATGAGGAAAGAGATGATATACATTATAGCATAGAATTTAGATTAAAAGATGCAGAAGGATTATATGGTGGGGCACAAGATGTATCACCTACACATACTACAATAGTTTTTGAATTGTTAGATATTAATAAGCAACCCCTAAGTGATGTAGAAATAGAAATATATAATATAACAAGGACAACAGACGAAAATGGAAAAGCAAGGTTCGACAATTTTTACACTTTAAAAGAGTTTAACTTTGCAACAGGTCAATGGGAATACAATGAACAGGGCTTAGATTACACAATTATGTCAAAAGATGGGAAAACATGGGAGATAACTAGAAATGTTTACATAGAACAAGAAAGATATGATATAACTTTAACTATAGATCAATTAAATGAAAGTTTTAATCTTGACTGTGATTTTGGTTTAGAATATGAAAACATGTATAGTTCAATAAATTACACAGTAGAGGATAGACAGATATTAGATTATGAGGTTAACTTATTTGATGAATACCAGGTTATCTTGCCAACCTTAAGAGAATTAGGTTTCACAGAAGATGAGAATGGCAGGTTACAGGAAGATATAACAATTGAGATAGAGAATTATTTTGGGGATAATAGAGTTAGCAGTGATGATAGTTTTAATATAGTTAATGCAGGTGGCTTAACTCTTACATTAAACAAGGATAATTATGATTTTGCAGAATTAAGTATTTCAGGTCGAGGCAGTTGGACAATGGAAGCCCCTAGAAAATTTCCTGGATGCCCTGCACCCCCATCATCTCCTATTTCTGCTAGTACAGCTTTAGCTTTTGAAGAATACCCAGAAGAAACAAGTTGGAGAACTTTCAATATTAAAATGAAAGAAGATGGGGTTGGTGATGTTAGTCTTTATGGAATCCCTACTTATCCTAGTTCTCTTAATGAGTATCTATCCACAGATTGTAAATATTGGGATGATGTCAATGAGGAGTATGTTTATTATTCTTTCAGTGCTGATAGTCAATCCTGCACTGAACAACACTATAACGGAAAGTGTGTGGGGATTAATTATAAAACACAGCACACTGGCTATGGTGTGTATGATGAGGATGCAGGCAGAAGATATATAACAGGCATTAATTTAGACCAACCAATCACTATAGGTAAATTTAATGGTAAAGTTCGCAACATAAAAGTGAAAAAGAATGGAACAATTGTAGGTCAGTGGAACGCTCAAAGCCCTCAACCTTATAGTAGATATATTGAACCTATAACTGGTAACCTAAAAGCAAAATTATCTAAAGGGACAGTTGATTATTTCTGGGTAAACTGGCAAGAAGGGGACAAAGTGGATAATGCTTTAATAGAAGCAGAAACAGCTGCTCCACCAGACATAGCACAGCAGAAATCAACTACTACAGACATAAACGGTGAGAGCACAATACCTAATATGATCTTAGATGGGGAACTAATGGAATACACCATATCTAAAACAGGTTATTCAGATGTTTCACATTTAATGGAAAGAAAATCAAATGAGTTTTTTAAGAATAAAATAAGCAATACCGAAGATTTTGTTTTATCAAACACCTTTGATAAGTTCAATGATTACATTAATGGGACATTTGGTGGTTCACCAACTGAACAGGAACGATATGATTTCTACACTAATTTTAGAGAAGAACTAAAAGCAGGGACAAAAGATTATAGAAATGATGTAGCAATTCCTTTTAATACAAGATTAGTGAAATTATTTAAAGATTTAATTTTTATGTATCAAATTGTTGATGAGTTTGGTAAAAACTTGCCTACAAATAGATACTTTAGTAGTCAAGATGCTTTTGTTAAAAAACAAAGTTCAGATATATTTGATATATATGGGCATCAAATAGAAGAACCAGTCAGTATTTCAGTTAGATTCGAGGGGTTAGAATATCAGGAAATGTTAATAGATGTTCAATTTACAGTTAGAGATTGGGATAGTAATTTAGTAAGTGGTTGTAATATCTATTATACTAACCACAGAAATGATTATTTTGAGGTGACCACTAATCCCAGTGGACAGGCAACTCTTTCTGATTTTAGAGCAGATGAAAATTACACTGTTTATTTTGAATATAATGGAGAAATAACACAAACTATTCAGATGATTACTGCACAAGAAGCAGGAGGTGCAGGTTGGGATTTTGTGACTAAAGATGTAGTTTTACTTGAAGGGGGCAGTTACCCAGAATATTTAGATACTGCTAGTGTCTCACTTGATAACTTTGATATGGCTTATGAAGGTGGGTTCTTCATAGACTTTAGCAGAACTAATGAATTAGATAATTGGACTTCAAGATATGTTAGTGATTTTGAAACATGGTCAATAATAGATGATGTAGGAGCAACAGGTGGCAAACTACTTAAACATGATACTTCTCAAAACATAAGAAGATTATTTAGTTTTGATCCATTGTGGGAGTTGTGGACAGATGGACAGTTTGGTAAAAGATTTTGGGAAGATATGGAGATAGTGGGTAAAGTTAAAGCCACAGTTGATACAGGCAACCAAAATAGATTACATGTAAGGTCAGGATATAATATTGGGGATGCATTCCCAACAGATGTGTGTAACCCTAATTATCTTTTAGTGGGTCTATTTTATAAAACTATTTTGAATATTAATTTCACTGTTAAAGACGATTTAGATTCCACATTATTAGAGGGTGCAACCATAACTTTAACACTGGATTATGGAGAAACTAAACAGCAGACAACAGACTTAAATGGGGAAGTCAGTTTCCTAGATGAAGATAGTGGCACTTTAACTTATGATTATGAAGTAACAAGACCGAGTTACCAGACAACAACAGGAACATTCACAGTAGATAAAGAGACAACAACACACAACGAAGAAGTCTTAATGACAGCAATATAAAGGAGGGGCAAATATGGGAGAATACACTCCTCCTTTCTCTCAACACGAGAAAGGATATTTTTGTGAATTATACGGAACAGAAACAGGTGCAAATGAGTTTAGATTAGGAAAACATATAGATGTTGGGTATCAATTAATAACAGCAGTAGAATATGATTGGGTTCCTGGCAATTATTATCTAATGCGATTGAGAGTAGAAGGCAATCAATTAAAAGCTAAAGTTTGGGCAGATGGGGAAACAGAACCAACTGCCTGGACAATAGAAACAACAGATGATGATTGGACAGAAGGAATAGCAGGAGTAGGTAGTTTTAATAGTGAGGGCGACAGACTATATGATTTTGTAGGCATAGGCTGGTTAGGTAATCCTGCACCAAAGGAGGACTTTAAAAGATGATTATAACAATAAATGATTTTTTAGAAGTCCCAATATCAAGAGAGAATATTGAACCTGACCCTGTGTATTACTTAGATGAAATAAAAATGTTTGCAGGCAATACTAAATTAGTGCAAAGCAATAGAATTAAAAAACAAAGATGGAATATGACCACAGAAAGTTTAAAACCAGAGCAGGCATTTTCTGTGGCTTCTATTCTTGCTAATTTAGGTGACTATTGGAAGTTTAATGGTGATTACTTTAGTGCAAAAGGACAGGAAGCAACATTTGAAACTGCTGTAACTAGTCCTGCTGAACCTATCATTATAACAGGTGCTTTTGGTTCTTCTGTTAGATTAAATGATTATAATATGATATTAAGAGTATTTTTAGAATCTAATTACTTAGTTAGTTTTTATAGGCAGCAAACCAGTTTTGATGATAAGTTTTATCATTATGTTGTTGATGATTTTGATAGAGTTTGGATAGATGGTGTGCTGGCAGATGAAACAACTATAGAAAATCATGGAATTAGAGATTGGTTAATAGTTAAACCTTTAGATAATGCGATATATTTTACTAAAGAAGCAGCAGAGATAGATGAGGTTTATGTTATGAGTGGTGTTATGTATGATGCAGACATATTAGACCCTGCTAATATATATCAAGCAGGAGAAATGCCGATAACAGGCTCAACAATCAAGGTAGCAGGTGATTTCCTTGATACAGAAGATTATATTATCTGTGAATGTAGAGTTGACCAAAACGAATATAGAGATATAGGAAAATCAATAGATGTCGAATTTACATTGGAGGAAGATATATTATGAGAAGTTTAACAACAAGAGAAGTTGATTTACTCCAATCGTCAGAATATAGAGCACATTTTAGAGTTTATTTTGAAGATGCAGACGGTAATATGGAAGAAATAACTAATTATGAGGGAAGAAATTGGGTAGAGAGTATAGAGATAAGCACAGACATAGATGCAGAAGGCAAGTCATTCACTTTTAACATAAAAAGAAACAGAAACAAAAGATCATTTTCTCCTTTAATGAAGGGCAGTCCTTTTAATGTAGTTAATGAGTTGTATAAGCCTAAAATATTTATGGGTAGAAAGTTCTTAATAGAGATAGCTTTAACAGGGTTAAATGGAACCCCTGAACCTGAATGGTGGAAAGTGTTTGAAAGAGGTTATCTAAATAGAGTTCAATTTCATAGTGATCCTATGGTTATTCAGGGCAGTTGTGATTCTTCTGATTTATTAAGAGCATATATAAAAACAGAAAGACAGTATGGTTCAGAAACGGGACAACCAGTAGAAAATGCTATGCAACAAATATTAGATGATAATGGTAAATCAGAGTATGATCTAGTAGTGCCTACATCACCTAATTGGAACATTTACCCATATATACAAAGAAAAGAAAAAGTGTATGCTGCATTGAGAGAATTAGCCCATCAAATAGGTTGGGAAGTCAAACCTAGATTTAATAATGGCACAGGAGACATAGAATTAATGCTTTATGAGCCAGAAAGAGACCCTAATGATTTTGTTTGGTCATTCACTCCTGGTGATTATACAGATGTCAGAAGATTAGAGATGGGGATAGAAAACATAAGAAACTATGTGAGAGTTGTTTACAGTGATATTAATGTAGATGACGAAGATGGTAACCCAGGAAAAAGACAAGCAATAGAAAGATTTGATCAAGATTCAATAGATGCTTTTGGTGAAATATATATGGAGATCAGTGAATCGAGTGTTAGTAATATAAATACAGCAACAGAAGCTATTACATTAGCAGAGAATAGTTTACATGACCTTAAAGAACCAAAAGCAGATCAACAAATAGAGACAGGTTTTTTCTATCCTATCCAACTTAATGACTTTGTTGAGTTTCAACCGAATGGTGTTCATTTTGATAGAATACAAAAATTTGGGGTTGTTGGGTATAGGCACAATATTAAAATAGAAGAAGGTAAACTGAGGACAGTTTTAACTACTAAAGGCAGACCTAATATGTCAGAAACAGGTTTCCCTGTAGGTATGACAGCATCATGGTTAGAAAGAGAAGCATTACCTGCTATAGCAAAAATCAATAAAGAAACAACACCAATTCAACCACAAGATATAATAACACATTCCTCTATTAAAGGCATTACAGTGACTTGGGCAGCACAGGAAAATAGAGAAGTAGAAGGATATAATGTTTACTGTAGTAATACATCAGCTTTCACTGCTAATAATGATAGGAGAGTAGCGAGAGGGTCTATTAATCAATTCAATATTGCAACATACTACAATGAGACCACAAAACAAATAGAAAATATGGTAGCAGGTGAAATCTACTATATTAAATTAAGAGGTTACAATGAAGATGGTCAATTAGGAGATGTTTCTATAGAGGTGTCAGAAACAGCAGGGCAGACAGGTGAAGCATCTATTGCTGATGGTAGCATAACTGAGCCTAAATTAGCAAACGGAGCAGCAACAGAAGATAAGATAGGCACTGGTTCTGTAACAGAAGATAAGATAGGCACTGGTTCTGTAACAGAAGATAAGATAGGCACTGGTTCTGTAACAGAAACTAAGTTGGGAAATGGGTCTGTTTCCCAAAATAAGGTACAAGATAATGCTATTAATAGTAGTAAGACATTTGGTGCAACTGGCACATTTACAACCTCTGATGGGAAAACAATAACAGTTACAAATGGATTAATTACAGACATAACTTAATAGAGGAGGTGAGATTAACAGTGAGAGAGATAGAGAACTTGTTAACTCACTATGCAAATAGAATTGCCGAGCACCCTGTAGCAAAAACAATAGGGTCTGGGTTAGTTATTTTAGGAGATTATATGTTTGGTGGATTTGGTGAACCTTTACAAATACTAGTATTATTAATGTTAATTGATTTAATTACAGGAATAGGTGCAGGGCTGACTAAAGAAAGAGAACTGAGAGAGCAGGGCATTTGCCCCAGTGCAGTAGTTACCAGCAGAACAATGAGAAATGGAATTTGGAAATTCATAGAATATTTAATAGCTGTTTTTATTGCTAATGTGATTAGCTTGCAATTTGGAGTTGGTTCAGTAAGAGAATTTGCAATAATGTGGCTATCGTTAACAGAACTTAAATCAATACATGAAAATTTTTATAAAATGGGGTTTGATATACCTTTAACTCAACAATTATTTGAGTGGAGTGATGATTATTTGGATAAACAGAATAAGCGCAATAAGAAAAACAGGAAAGAAGAAGATAAAAAAAGATATTATAGGAGGGATAAAATGAAAATAAAAGATGTTAGAGATAAACTGCCTAAGAATGGTGAATACCCTAAAAGAAACATAGAGGACATAACCCACATAGACATACACCACTCAGCGAGCTTAACCAGCGATTACAGGGATTTTGAAATAGTAGAGGGGTTTGCTAAGGGTCACATAAATAAAGGCTGGCAAGGACTGGGTTATCACTATGTGGTGCCACCTAAAGATGCCATATTTAAAACAGGTTATGCAGGAGAGATGAGGTGGTCTGTGGGAGGAAACAACTCTTACACAATATCAATAATGGTTATTGGTAATTTTGATAAAGAAGAAATAAGCGAAGAACAATACCAAAAAGCGTTAAAGTTAGCCAGAGCATTAATGAAAGCATATAATGTGCCCAAAGAAAATGTTATGGGGCATAATGAGTACCCTAATCAAGCAACCCTCTGTCCTGGTATAGATATGGATAAGTTTAGAAGTGATCTATAATGAAACTAAAAGAAAAAGAAAGAGATGAATTGGTAGGGAGGGCACTTTCTTTTTTATCCAGAAAGTTCCTTCTATCCCTAATGGTTTTCATTGTATCCACAGTAATGGTATTAACTGATCAATTAGATGCTAATTATTGGTTAAGTGTTGTTGCAGCAGACTTAATACAATTTGGAGCAACTAACGCTGCATCTAAAAAATATAAGAATTAAGGGGGGATTACTATGATGGATTTATTAAAGACTTTTGGTATTCCTATTTTACTTGCTGTTCTTGCTTTTTTAGGATTGAAAGGAAGATCAGGGTTTTTAAATAATAAATCAGAGAAAAAAGAACAAGAAAAAGAAGATATACAAAAAGAAATAGAAAAGGAACAGCAAGAAGTAGAAGAAACACAAGAAAAAGTAGAACAGATAAAGCAGGAAGTAGCAGATAAAAGAAAAGAAACACAGAAAAAGGAAGAAATCGTAAAAGAGGAAAAAGAAAAAACTGATAACTTAGAGGAGGATGAAGATGAAAAAAGCAACCACGATATTAATTCTGCTCTTAATATTCTTAACGATACCATTGATAAGCGTAACAGCGAATGAAGTCATTAAAGAAGATTTAGGTCATTTTGTTTTAACAGATGATGGGCTGTTAGCAACTGAACCAGAGAACATAAAAGAGATAGCAAATGAAATGACTGATTTAAGAAATAAAGTAGATAATAAAAATGAATTAATCGCTGACCTAAGAGATCAAATAGAAAATGAGAGAGCAGCCTATGAAAATGTAATCAAGAGTAAAGATGAAGAAATAGATTTAATGACCTCACAGATAGAATTAAAAGATAAACAAATATCTGATCTTAATAGTATAATAAATAAAAAAGACGAACAATTAAATATCACAGAATATTTAGTTAAATTAGAAGAACAAAAATTAAATACATTAAAAATACAACAATGGACAGAAAGAATAGCAGTAATTGCTATTGTTGGATATATAATATTTGGTAACTAACCTCACTTTTAATTAAGTGGGGTCTTTTTTTTTATTGCCTTGACTTTTTTCTTGTGATGTGTTAAGATAATAGTTGAAGGAGGTTGAGGTGTATGTGTAAAGAAGAAATTGATTATATCTTAAAAGAAATCAAATGGGATAAAAAACCTGAAATGTTTGACATAAATGAATATTATGAGATTGTTAAATGATACCCTAATTTATTTAAAAGGAGTTGATTTTTGTTGCAACATGAATTTGAAGTAGATGAGTACATAGAAGGTGCAAAATATGATCCAAAAACTAAGCAATACACTCTAGCAATACACTTATATGGTCTGTATTGCTATGAGAAAGAAGTAGAGCAATACACTTCTTTTACTGATAAGAATATAAAACTAGATGAAGATATAGTAATCTATTTTGATTATGATGAGGATTTAATAGAAAAGGTAAAAGAAATACCAGGAAGGAAGTGGGATAACACAGAAAAGAGATGGGAACTTAAACCTAGTCTTAGCAATATTCAGAATGTTGTTAAATTTGCTAGAGATAATGAATTTAATGTCCATAAAGAAGTATATGCTTTAAAAGATAAGTTAGAGAAGGAAGTAGAAAAGTCTAAAGCAATAGATTCTAATATAGAGATAGATGGTTTAAACTTAAAACTAAGACCTTTCCAGAAAGCAGGGGTTGACTATGCGATAAATAAAAAGAGAACTTTTATAGCAGACCAGGTTGGGTTGGGGAAAGATCAACCTTTAGATGCTAAACTACTGACACCTAATGGTTGGGTAACTATGGGGGAGATACAAGTAGGCGATTATGTGATAGGTAGTGATGGAAAACCTACAAAAGTAATAGGTGTTTACCCACAAGGGCTAAATGATGTATATGAAGTAATTTTTAATGATGGGAGTTCCACTGAATGTGGAAAACATCACCTTTGGAATGTTAACACTTCAGATAGAAATGCTCAAAACAGACCTTATCAAACTAAAGAGTTGATTGAGATTAAAGATGGTTTATTTAAAAGTGATAATCAATCAAAAAGATTTATCCCATTAGTTGCTCCGATTGAAATGGAAAAGAAAGACCTGCCAATCGACCCCTATGTATTAGGTGTCTTATTAGGAGATGGGGAGCTATCAATAAAGTCAAGAGTTAAATTATCAAATACTAACCAACAATTGATAAATATATTTAAAAAAAGGTTACCCAAAGGCATTAAATTAAGACATGAACAAAAAGGTGAGTATAGTATCACAGACATGAAAAACCATAACAATAGGATTTTAGATTCCCTAAGAGAACTTAATTTACAAGGTTGCAAGTCTTATCAGAAATTTATACCAAAAATATACCTACAAGGCTCTATTAAACAAAGACAGGCATTATTACAAGGTTTATTAGACACAGATGGATATGCCTTTAAAGGGAGGAATCTTTTTTATAGTTCTTCTAAAAGAATGTGTAAACAAGTATTACAATTAATTCAATCGTTAGGGGGTGTTGGTAGATCTAAGGTGAAGAACAAGAAACCAAAATACACATATAAAGGAGAGGTGAGAATTGGGAGACCTGCATATCAAGTATCAGCTATTAAAGTTCCAAAAAGTATTTCTTTAAACAAGCTAACTAAAAATAAAAAAAGACTAGATGATAAAAGGTTTGAACCTAGCAGAGCAATGAAGGAGGTCAATTATATAGGTAAAAAGCAAACACAGTGCATTTCTGTAAATGCAGATGATGGTTTGTATGTTACAGATGATCACATAGTAACACACAACACTGTGCAGGCTATAGTGACAATTAATCAACTAAATGCTTACCCTGCTCTTATTATTTGTCCTGCTTTTTTGAAAATCAACTGGAAAGAAGAATATAAAAAGTGGTTAGAAGATGATAAAGAGATTGTAATAATAGATGGAACAAAAAATAAGAAGTTGCCTAAAGCTGATATTTATATTATTAACTATTATATTATTAAAGATAATCTTACATTATTAAAGAAACTTAATTTTAGCAGTTTGATATGTGATGAATCACATAATCTTAAAGGATACAAAAGTCAAAGGACTAAGGCAGTTAAGAAGTTAGTTAAAGCCTTAGATATACCAGTTAGACTGCTGCTATCTGCCACACCTATTAAAAATAAACCTAAAGAGTATATACCACAATTAGAGATACTTGATAGATTAGAAGATTTAGGCGGCTTTTGGAACTTCACAGGCAGATATTGTGATAGAAAGAAAACCAATTTTGGTATGGACATTAATGGTGCTAGTAATCTTGAAGAATTGAACCAGAGATTAAGAGAGGTTGGTTTCATAAGAAGAAAGAAATCACAGGTTTTAAAAGAATTACCTCCTGTTAATAGGTCTAGGGTTTGGATAGAGATAGACAACAGAAGCAGTTATGAAGAAGCAGAGAGGGATATATTTAACTGGTTAAAGAAGAATGAAGGGTTAAAGAAAGCACTTAAAGCAAGAGGGGCAGAGGTAATGGTTAAGATAGCAAAACTACGGAAACTCTCTGCACAGGGGAAAAAGAAAAATGCTTATAAATGGATAAATGAGTTCCTGGAAACAGGGGAAAAACTGATTTTATTTGCTCACCATATAGATATAACAGAAAGCATAGCTGCTGATTTTAACTGCTTAAAAATAACAGGTAACACAACTGATGAAGAAAAGGATCAAGCAGTTAAGCAGTTTCAAAATGACCCAAATAAAAAATTAATAGTTATCTCAATACAGGCAGGAAGTGAAGGAATAACACTAACAGAAGCACAGAGTGTAGCTTTTTTAGAGTTTGGTTGGACACCTGCTGAACATGATCAAGCAGAAGGTAGAGCTTATGGTAGATTAAATGATATTCATGGGTTAAATAGTTATTATTTAGTTGGTAAAGATACAATAGATGAGAGTATTTTGAATATTATAGATAATAAAAGAGAGATAGTAGATAAAGCAACAGATGGAGAAATAAACGAGGAAAATAAGGAAGGTATGTTACGAGAATCACTTAACTATCTTAAAAATAAGTATAATTAACTCTTGACAACTGTTGTTTAATTTGTTATATTGTTAAGTGAGGAGGTGAGAATATGAAAGATTTGATTAAAAAATATAATGAATATAATCAAAAAAAGAAGGATTATGACAAAAAGAGAAAAGAGATTGGGAAGGTTTTACAATCTGAAATGGAAGAAAAAGGTATTGATAAACAGGTGGAAGATAATGTTGAGGTTAAATTGATTACCCGACAGGGAAAGAAAAAAGTTGACGAAGATAAATTAATGGAAACCTTACAAGAACATAACATTGATGCAACCAAAACTGTGCCTGATTTAGACAGGTTAGAAGTTTTAATTGATGAGGGCAAAGTTCCAACAGCAGCATTAAGTGAGATTGCAGAATGTATTAGCGTATCAGAGTATAGTTATGTCCAGGCGAAAGAGTTAAATTAGGAGGAGAAAAATTGAAGATACTTGATAAGATCAAAGCATTTTTTGTTAAAGAAGAAGTTAAATATGAAAGACCAACACACCCAGCAGATACATTCTTGTTGCTAAAACAACAGATTAAAGAACAGTTTGATTTAGATGCTGATATTGAGATACATGTCCATGCAGAACATAGAGATGATTGCTCAGAAGAAAAAAGAAATGAAGATTGGAAAATGGTTAATTTTGTAGAGGAGATGGCAGAATTATGGGGTTTAAAAATAGAGACAGGCACCACTCCTGCCATTAAAGCTAGCCTTGATTATAATAATGGAGTAGTCACTTTCCCTAATTATAGTGCTGATAATTATTTTGAATATAAATCTAAGGAGGAAGAATAAATGGAAATTAAAGAAATAGAACTAGGTAGAGGGGTTAGTTTTGAGATTAATAAACAGTGGCATAAATTAAATGCAAAGATCAAAGTTGAATTAGAAGAAGGAGAAAATGAAGATGAAGTAGTAGAAAAAACATGGGATAAAATAGACAACATTTTGTCCGAAAAATACTCTAAAATAACATCATCTTATGAAGGAATTGAAGATGAGTAAAAAGTGTGGTTAAGACCTACATACCAGTAAGGATAGAGGGTTTTGGTTAATTAAGGTGATTTAAAACTTAATTTAACCATTAATTAAAGATATAACCCTCTATCATTACTGTCATACAGGCGATAACGGGGGATTCATTAAATCATTTTACGAATCATTTATGTTTTTATATCAATTTAAGGCGCATCCCCTCTCATAAGCACTGTTATGACAGGGATAAGAGGTCATTCGTTAAATCATTTTACGAATCATTTCAAAAGATAAAGATTAATCGCCTTTTTTAACAGATTTAAAGAATTTTTTAATTTATAATCGTTGATATGACAGGGATAAGAGGTCATTCGTTAAATCATTTTACGAATCAACCCCCCTTAAAAGTGGAGTTAAGCCTATCATTCTATGGGTTAATGGAGAATTGGTCAACCTTTATTGTAGTATATATAATATTATTCTTGTTATTAAGTAATATAAGTAATAAAGATAAAACTAAATAAAGGTTAAAACTAAATATAGTTAAAAAAGAAAAAAAAAGAACATAAAAAAGAAAAATAAATTTTGCTGAGAAGGAGGGCAGAATTGATTAATGTAAATACAACAGATTTCCAAAAACTATTAGATAAATTTGAAGGAGATTTTAACAACTTATATTTATTAAATTATTTAATTAGTCTTAATCAAAAAAACATTACTACAAATTATCAAAAAATAAAAGAGAGATTAAACATGAGTATTTATAAACAGAAAAAGTCATTAGACTATCTTAAAGAGAGAAATATGATTAATTATTCTAAAAAAGGGCAGACCAAAGATAAAAGAATAATAATCACTCTTAATATGAAAAATGAAGATGTTAGATATTTAAAGGAGGTTAACAGTATGAAAAAACAAACTCTGCTGCCTTTCTTAGGTCAACCAGATAAAACAGATGAATTATCAAAACACCCAGTAATGATGTATCCCTTTAAGATCAATGGGAACAACCCTCAAACAATTTTAGATTATAGCATGCAGAAGTTTTTGCAAGCTAAGTTTGAGTTAATTGATTGGGATAAGGTGACTAATAGAGATTTAGCAGGAGTGTTTATGCAGATTGGGCAACACCACAGAGATTTGAGATTATATGAACTAAAGAAAATAAATTGGGCAGGGACAGTGATTAACAAGATGATGAACAGCAGAGATTGCTTAAAAAAGAAAGACTTCCTAGTTATAGCAAGGAAGTTCATTAATACATATGAGCAGGAATATATGAACGGATCAGGATTAAATTGGGGATTTATCCATAAACATATAACTTTTAGAGATAAAATCCTTGACAAGATAGAAAAAGAATTATATACTAAGAGCAGTAGTGAACAAGCAGCAGAGATGCCAGATTTCTTTTAGAAGGCTTTTAATCAGT